GTTTGAAATAGCTGTAACTGCGGTGAAGTTATCGGCGGCATCGGCCTTGTTGACATAAACCGTATAGTTTATCGCTCCGCCTGTGTCTTGATAAGCCTTGCAGGAAAAAGAAGCGTTCTGACCGATGAACTTAACCGCATCTTTGGCTTCCATTCGATACCGGAGATAGACTATTCCTGTACCCGTGAGCGTTAAACCCGAAAAGTGGAAGGCACATCCTGTTCTGCCTAAAAGAGCCGTGGCAGTTGCTTGTGTGAGTGTCCCAGCACTTACCGCTGTGCCTGTTGCCATACCATAGAACCTATCAGAGCAAATCCCATAGGTATCTTTAACCAGCGTATGCGCCGTGACCCTCTGGTTGACTAATGCACCACCATTAACGATAAAGTTTTTGCCTGCAAAAAGTGGGCCGCTCTTAACCCCCTTCACTCCATCCTCACCCAATACAAGGGCGTTCTCGGTTAGGTTGGCGGCGGCGGAGACTTTATCAGCCAAGTTATAATCAGTCATTTTTATTATACCTCCTTAATTAAAATTGGAAATGAGTATTTATACCATCGCCAATTAGACAAACTGTGTCGTATTTATTGCCAAGGTGCAAGCTTGCATTGTTTTCTATTGTGTCGCCACCTGATTTCTTAACACGTATACTTGCGCTTACATCCAAACTTCTATTGCCTATTCTGATTTCATGTTTTGCAGATGCGGATGCAAGCGTTATTGTCACATTGCCAGATGCCAGTATCATGCTGTCAGTAGTAAGTATTTGATAGTCAGAAGTCTTTAGAGTTGGGCCTATTGCCGTTGTAACTGAAGACCATTTTAAACCACTAAGAGTAGAGCTATCCAAAGTCAAAACAAGCCCATCGGTACTGGCTGATAGTATCGACGGTGTGTTGTCAGCACTGGCAGTTAATATGTCACCCTTTGCGTTGAATAATGCGCTTAAAACCAAATCAGTCTTGGCAAATCCATTTTTCAAGGTTTTTGAATCAGCTCCATTCCATTGTGGAATATATGCATCTATATTAGTTGCGGGGCCGATAACATCACCAGTGCCACCACCAGAGACCGCCCATTTCATTCCTTGGATAGTTGTACTATCTAAAGTTAAAACAAGGCCATCGGTACTGGCACTTAAAATTGATGGAATATTATCTGCCGAAGCAGTTAGAATATCGCCCTTAGCATTGAAAATAGACTTTAAAAAGCTATTTGCTATGCTGGCATTTATATTAGATATATCACCAATATTCGTTGCAATACTCGCATTAGCACGGGTCATGTCAGATTGGAGTATATCTATGCTGGCATTGGCAACTACTATGTCACTGGCATTTCTTGAAATATCGCTAATATTGGTAGTAATACTCGCATTTGCGTTTGCAATATTATCCTGAAGAATATCAATACTGGCATTTACTCTAACTACATCGGCATGTAAGGTATCAATGCTGGCGTTGGCACGAGTAATACTGGCATTAGTATGGACAATATCCGCTTGCGAAATGTCGATGCTTGCATTTGCACGAATAACATCCGTTTGCAAGACATCAATACTCGCATTGGCACGGGTTATACTGGCGTTAATGTGAACGATATCAGCCTGAGAAGTATCAATACTGGCATTCGCACGAACAATATCTAACTGCAATGTATCAATACTGGCATTGGCACGAACCACATCCGCTTGCAGCGTGTCGATACTTGCGTTTGAATGCACAATGTCAGCAGCATTTTTAGCAATACTGGCATTGGCATTGGCAAGTGAAGTATAAGTCGATGCTGTAAAAGTATTGGCATGTAAAGCATGAATGTCTCCAGTTGAGGCATTAAGAATTGAAGCATTAATACTTTCGACTTGAAATCCTTTTACTCTTAAATCTCCATAACTTGCGATGGTTATATTGCCTGAAGTTGAGCCGTCCTCATCTGTATATGCCATAACCCATTTACCAGCAGATTCATCCCAAAACATACCTACATTTTGAGAAGTTCCTCTTTCTACAATTAAACCGGAATCAAAAGTAGGTGCGCCAGGTTGATCTTTTGCCAATATAATTAAAGGGTCTTTAACAGATATATTAGAGGCCGTTACAATAACCGTCGAGCCAGTTACAGCCATATTCCCGTTTACAGTTAATAGGCTACCATCCCATGTAAGATTAGCATCGTCTTCGAGTTCGCCACCTGCCCCTGCAATAACGATTCTATTGTTTGTAAGGTCGCTTACTTTCATAGAGCTGGCAGTTATATCGCTGGCAGTTAAAGTAGTCGAATGTAAGGTTTCTATATCACCCGTGGTAGCGTTTAGGTCATTGGCTGTAAGGGTATCGCTGTGCAGGGTTGCAATATCACCTGACGTAGCATTCAAATCGTTTGCCGTCAATGTAGCTGAATGCAGTGTGTTTATATCGCCGGTGGTAGCGTTCAAATCATCTACAGTCAGGTTGGTTACGCCTAAGTTACCAACAGAAAATGTACCATCAATTGAAGCATTTCCTTTTATATGCACTGACGCATTGAAAGTCTGGTCTGCACTAAATTCTTGGGCAACTCCAAGCCCTGCAAGTGTTGCATTTTGATTTGGGAGTCTGTAATCTCTGCTGGCAGTCAGATTATCCGTCCAGAATCTTCCCAAAGTGGCATCCATATTAATGGCAAAGGTACTGGCATTTGTGCCAACCGCACTTCCAGTTGAATAGGAGGTAAAAAGAAGAGCAATGTCATCGTCAATCTTATCAATCGTTTCTTGGGATAGGATTTCAGCGAAGTCGGAATCACCTTGAAGCGGTCTCCAAAACCCGCGACTTGTGAACGAACGCATGATCATGTAGTCTAATCCGCTACCAGAAGTTCCACTATAATTAGCAGACAGATGCATTCGAGTCGCAGATATAATGGTAGCCAATGAATATGTTGCCTCACCATCTTCATCTCGTTTGAAAATTGCCGGAAGACTGATTTCGTTTTTCCAGTCAGTTCCATCTCCAACAACAAGAATACTTGCGTTAGCTAAAGTTACCGTTCCGTCTGAATATTGCTCGTTCGACATTTATCTAAATTCCTTTTCTTTTTAGTGATTTACATTATCCCATTATCTGTTCGTTATATCCAAATAAACGAAAAACCTTGTAGCCACGAAGTCCTTGTCCCCCCAGCAGTCCTGTATAACTGAATCCCCATTGTGTACCAGCCAGATAATGCAGAAACATCTAATGTAGCAGATGAAAGATAGACATAGGTTGCGGAAGTAGTTGAATTTTCAGATGAATAATTAGCGTCTAAATAAAACCTTGCATATACTAACCCAGCATCACCTGATACTTTCTGCCTCGAATGCATTGTAATTGCCGTTGCGCTTGCGGGAATATAAACCCTAAATCCACTTACAACTGTTTCCCATGTTGTAGCCACAGATGAATATTCTGTTCCGTCTATTTTATCATACCACGGCAGCATTATTGAACCGTGTTCCATTTTTTCCATTGTAACACTATTGTCAGCAGGTACAAAGCTGGTATTTCCTGGTAACGCCTGTTGCGCTCCCGTACCAAGTGTTCTAAGCCCTGCCGTAGCGGCAATAGGATCTTTTAAAGCGGCAACCACATCTTCAACAATACCATCTTCTATCACCGCTCTAAAGTTTTCTCGAACATCAGCAGCGATAAGACTGCCTCCAGTTACAGGTTTTGTTGCATCATACGCCATATTGTATTCCTCCTAAATTTTATATTTTAAACACCAATTATATTTATGTTTGCTCGGCCACCAACATCATTACCAGCCAAATTATGCAAATGTATTGTGGCATTTGTTACTGACTGCGCGGATATACGGTCTATAAGAAGTGTTGCTCCTACTGGCGTCACTGTTATAGCAGGTGTATCATTAAAACCACTTAAAGCAAACCCAGTTCCGCCAGCCGCAATAGTCTGATTAGTTAATTGTCCCGTTAAATTTACAACATTACCAAGATACGACATGGTGCGAATAATAATTCTATCGCTTGTATCAGTTGTTGAAAGCTCAACCTTAATCTTGAAATATCGAAACGTATAAAGACTGCTGGTTGATTTATATATATCCCCTGTAATCTGCCTTTCTGTTGTTGTCTCCCAATTCGCATCATCAAAAGCAGGAGAATTTGTGCCAAAGTTGACATTATCTGTTGAAAACTGAGTTTTTACAACTACTGTAGTGGAAGCAGGAACATCTTCAATCTTTGTGTATTGCATTGCGATTTGCAAAGTTTTGGAACTTCCTAAATCATTTGAAGCGGATGTCCAGCTACCTGATGCCTCAGTAGGAACATCCCATGTTCCAGTATCCCAAACCAACCCACCTTCATCCCACAAATCTTCCGTAGCAATTCTTATAGATAATCCATAATCAATATGTGTTAAAGCATCAATATTACTGAAAGAGCCATTTGCCACGTCTGAAACAGTTACATCATGCACATATTCATCACCAGCACTAAGAACTGTTTTAACGTAACCCATTGCCTGATTTAAGTCGCCATATAATGTAGAAAAAAACATATCGGCTGTTATAGTGCCAGCATCAATCACGCTTGCGTTTAAATATCCAGTTGTTATTTTTCCAGCATCTAAACTCTCTATCTTGGCATTTGTAACAGCCAGATTCTCAATATGTGCTGTCTGAATTGCTGCGGATTGGATATAAGCACTTCCAATAATCTGATTGGCAATCGCATTCCAAGCAAGGTCATGCGTTCCACTAACGTTGGTTGCAATAACAAACTGACCGTCTGTTAAAGTTGGATTGGTAGCTGAACTTGAATAAGCCGAGCTGCTGCCGTTCCAATAAATATACTTATTATTTGTATTGCCAGCCGCAATAGTATATAAAGCACCGTTGTAATACAGACTATGCTCATTCCAAGCCACATATCCAGCCGAAGGGCTGGCATCAGTCCAAGTATCTCCAGAAATAATAGGTATTTTGGTAAATATTTTGGATGCTGTTATAGCAAAGTCATCTATATCGGAAGCCTCAATATCTAATCCACTTGTAGTGCCATTAACAGAATTTGTGGAAGAATAATTGCCAAAAGTGTCATAAGCAATTAACTCAAGATAAATAATGGCGTTTGACCCATGTGCTGTTTGTTCGGCTGCTGTCAGGCTTCTGAATATATTATTATCTGTTGTTGAAACCCAATCTGACCAGCTATCATCTTCAACCTTTATACGGTAATAATAATAAGAAAAATCTATTTCAGAATTTATATCCCATGTGAATTTTATCGCTTCCCACCATGAAGTTGCCACCAATCCTGATGGAGTTGCTGGAGCTGAATTTGTAACAGCCAAAGTATTTGGATTGACCGACCTTTTATTTGCCGCCTCATTAAACCCCCATACTTTTATTGTAAACGAATTTGAAGCAGTCGTATTATCAGCCACATTTTTTTCATAAGTATAAACATAAGCATTGTCAGCAATAATCTCTTTGCGAACTTGAATGCTATCAACATGTATCTCAACCCAATATTTATAATAAACATCGTCATACCATTCACCGGCTCCAAGAGTTTCCTGCCCTGCTGGTAAATGCCCTGCCCCAGAAGTTAAGCTGCCTTTACGCCATACAAACTTGGCATCTTTTTTAGTAAATATTGTTGTGTTTAAGGTGGTTTCACCGTCTAATCTTAATCCATTAATATCAGGTGGTATAAAGTTTAAATCAGTAATAGTAATATTATCTGTAACCGGAGAAAGATTCGCGAACCCAAGCCGGTTATAAGCAATAACTTTTACATAATAAGTCTGCCCAGGTTTTGTTCCAAGCACTTCGATATTACTATTTGTGGTAATTCCGGTTCGATACGGCCACCAGTTTGAACTATCCATGCTTAAATGCACATCAGCATAACTGAAATTAATGTCTACCTGTGGGATATTAAAAGAAATATAAAACCCAGGTTTATTGCTCATTTCAGTTAAGTCTAAATCAGTTACATTATCCGGTGGGTCTGTTGGATTAGGCAGTGTCGTATATTTTGGGTCGGGCAAACTTACACCCGTTGTATCAAGATATTTATTTGCACTTTCTTCTGCTAAAACAATACTACATATATTTTTATCCCTTAATTGTAATTTCTTGACTTTAAAAGGCTTTGAATCAACATCGGTAGCACCATAAGAAAAGACAGAATCAGTTAATGGTACAGATGTAAATGTTCCTGATATGTTTATTGTACGGCTATTGTTTGTAACTGATGTAACCGTTTTAACTTCAAGGCTTCCATCAGATAGACGGACTCTAATAGTGTAGCCAGCAGTATAAGTAATATCAATATTAGTGGTAACAGAACTGCTTGTCGCTGACACAACCCTTCCGCCAACGCCCCATGCAAGCAGATCGTTTTGAACCTGAACCGTATCCCAAAGCTCACAATGAATAGCATCTAAATCACAATCAAACGTATGGGTTTTGGTAACATTCTTACCACTATTTAAATAATATTTACCAGTTCTTAAAACCTCAGAAGCCCTTACAGTCCCTTGTGCGTTTATAGTTTCCTGTCTTAATGGTTTTACAGATGTCCATTCGGTTTCATCAACAACAGGAATCGAGTTTAAGTTATAACTTCGATCTGGGTCTGCATATTGAACATCCACATAATTAGGGATTGCACTTGCTTTTAAATAAACTGTTTTAAGGGTTCCTGGTTTAATATTGCTTTCGTTAAATAATTGGATAGGTGTTTTTGCTCTATCAATTACAGGCTTATAGGTTCCATTGCTCCATATAATATCGCCCCTGAAGCAGCGAGATAACAACTTTTTTGCAGATGGCGCAGCCATAAAGCGAGATATTGGCAAATCCATTTCAAATCTATGCTCAGTGCCACCATCAAAATCTGTTACAAGCTCCCAGCAATATCGTGCTTCAATAGCAGCGTTCGCATTATCAAAATCGCTATTATCAATATATTCACCAAGCCCATAACGTCTGTTGGTTATAAAATCACGAGAACACCATATAGGGTGTCTACTCCATTGCCTTACATAGTTTCCGGTATCAGTACAAGTAGTGTCACCTGAGATTAATTTATATGTACTGGCAGTATCATCCCAATAGCAATCGTCATAATTTTGTGTTACTGAAGCTATTTGAAGGTCTGGAACCATTACCTTTTTACCACGAACTAATACCGTTACATTTGGTATTGAACCGGATAACTGATCGGTTGCCTGAATTTTAAGAGCCAATAACGCACTATTTCTATAAGCAATATTTTCGTAAACTGTTTCAGTAACACCACTTAGATATAAATCTCCACCCTTTTTAAAACTGGTATATTCCGGTGTTTCACGAGTTATACGAATATTATATTGTCCGGCGGTTAAATTGGATATCTTTTTATATTCATATACAACTGTCTTTGATTTATTTGTTATAGTGTATGTCCCATTAACAGTCCAAGAACCAGCTCCAACAACCTGATATTCTACTTTATAAACAACACTATTTTCGTTTACATTACCTTGGTCGTCTTGGGCAAATAAGGTTGGACATGTTAATTGCAGTTCAACTTCTTCAATATCTGTTCCGGTTGTAGTGTGCGTAACCGGAGTTCCCTTTGTGATCTTTCGTCCATCATTATAATAGGTGCTGGTATTGTGAAATCCGTCTATTACAGTCTGGTCGAATGTGCCGAGTCTATAATCCCTTGTACAGTTGGTATAATTGGTATAAGCCTGCCCATTGATCTCAACATAAGGCGTATCGGATGTAGACGTACATACGCCTGATTCATCGGCCTTCATTATACCGGATATCTCGCCTTCACCAAGATTGATAAGCAGGTTCAGGTAGTTTTTATCACCGTCTGAACTGGTGTATGACATTATCAACGTGCCTGATATAATATGCTGTCCATATAATACTGATACTGGCCCATCAGGTTGAGTTACTAATCTTGCACCATCCCATCCGTAATTTGGGTCAGCTCCAGAACCATCAGGCATGCCAGGAAGTTGTGGCATATCAGGCGGATAAAGCAAGCCATCGGCAACAGAACCAATGGCATAACCGATTGCAGCGGCTTTGGCTAATGCTATAACAGCAGCATAAACAGTAAATACAGGTGCAAAATAAACAACAAGAGCTATCGCAATGGCAGCACCAATCCAAGGCAATGCGCCTTTATTTGGGTCTGGCACAACACGAATATCATCAAAATGCTCTAATTTATAAATATACCAATCGTCTGGAGAAATCATTACATCGTTCACATAAACAATTACACATTCACCATGCAATTCTTTACATGCAAATAATGCTTTACTTAAAGTCTCTTGAGATGTCGATTTCTCTAAAAGAACTTCATCTGTTAAAAGCGATTTATATATTGTTAGTTTAGCGGTCATAATGCCTGTAATATCCTGTTATGGCTTTTCCCCATGTTGGATGTGCCAAGCTCTCAACACGAGATTCTTGATTTAACGGACTATGCAAAAAATTATTAAAATCTGGCAAAACAATTCCAAGATGGTGTTCGATTTTATGCCCTGGCAATCTAAAGCCAACCACACAATAGGATTCTGGCTTTTCTATCTTTTGCCATTGCGACCTGTATTTTTCCTGAATATAATTAAATCCTTTTTTATCCCAGTTTTCATCATACCTGTAATCAAAAAGATAGATATTAAATTCCTGTTTATAAAAAAGTCTTATAAGTCCATAGCAATTCACGCCCAATTTATCATCGCCTTTATGTTTGTATGGAATGCCAAGATACTTGCTTATATCAATAGTTTCTTTCATATTTAGAATCTCACTTTCCTTGTTCCAATTCCAGGAAATCCGCCAAAGTTAATTACATTATCTTTAGAAGCACACGCATCTTTTGTATGTCTACAAGTTGATTCGGCCCCAGCATATTGGCATGTACTTGCATTTTTATATTTATACTGGCACTGGTCTCTTCGCATTCGTCTTAACGGAACAGTAACATCGGCCATAGCTCCCTTAGAAGTTAATTCAAAAGTTGCAATTTCTTCACTATGGTCAATAGCCGCGCCATCAATATAAAATGTATTAACCATACAAGCAGATGCATTCGCCAATTCGTCTGCCGATGTCATAACATATCTTACTCTATTGCGCCTTAAAGCATCGTTACTTTCAATGTAAGATACTATTGTTTGGTCAACCGCCCCAACATTTATTTGCAATGCCGGAACTTTAGTGCCATCATCCGACTCAAGCTCTCCAACTGCTATTGGTGCTGGAAAATAATCCTGCGCAGTATCAGTATTTGGCTTAAAATAAGATACAGTAGCATTAAAATCAGTCCAATACTCATACAATGTTGGACTTGCCTGTACCTGAACTTCAAACAAATTACGCATACCAGCGTTTTCAAGTTGTACGGCTCTAAATCTTAAAGAGGCGTTGTAATTTCTTGCCATAAGTTATTAAGTTCCAGTTCCACGTTGAATAAATTCAATTTGACCACTATAATATGGCCCATAATTATCACTACTTTCAGTATTAAACTCACCAGTTGGCTCAATCCCAAGCTCATCAGCAGAATAATGACATTTATATACCGGCAATACAAATTTTTCCCATGCTCTTTCATACGATAATACAGGGCTGGCAGCTAAAGTAAGCCGCCTTAAGCTTGTGTTAATAGATGCTATTGTGGTATGCACATACTGATAAATGTCATAAGCTCCAGCAACAGGAGTCCCAGATGTTATTGTAAGTGTATTCTCTGTGTTTACACTCGCACTATATTCGGTTCCAACTGAATCCATTATTTTATGCTTTTGCCATTCATTTGCAGTCCATGCTTTGCTTTTGTCTGTAATAACAAGATTTGATACCGTGTTGTTATTCCCGTAATCTCCACTGTTTTGCCATAAAACAATGTTATTACCACCATCACCAGAATTTACACTAAATCCTTGTGTGTTATTTATAGTAACATGCAACCCTGATATAGCACTAATTGGTCTTGGATTACTCCAGTCAATCACATAAAAACTTGTAACACCACCATCCACACTTCTAAAATGGTTATTAATAATACGATATTGTCTTGCTGAAAGTGAATCAAATATGTATGTTATTCTATGGTACACATCATATTTCTTTCGGGCTGCTATAACTTGTTGCCCCAATACGTTTCTAACAGTTGTTCGTACTGGTATTCTCGAACACACATCAGGCTGTATAAATGGAAAAAAAGTTGGCATTTATTATTATTATCCCCTTCCAGCACGTGGGTCGCGTCTTCCACGAGCATAAGCACCAGCATTAAGGCTTATATCACTTATAGCACCAGCACCACGTTTGCGAAGTGCTAAATCAATACTTTCAGAGTCCATTGCATAAATATAGGTATAGTTTTTATTAACTACTTGTTGCGGTTGAGTTTGTGGCAACCGACCAGTCTGATTGGCGTAATTAAGTGCCGCAACCCCAATGCTTCTTGTAGAACTATCTTTAATAACATATTCTTGGTCTTTTAAAACTCTTATCGTTTCGTCTGATTTTAAATTCTGTCCACCTGAATGCATCTTCTTAATTAATCCACCAGAATGAGCTTTAATAAGACCACCTGAATGACTTGCGGCTATACCCCCCAGATTAAACACAGAAAGCATCAACCACATTGAAGCCATATTCGCTATCATACGTTTTATAGATGTTGTAAAAGATTTCCAGTAATCACCCAAAGATTTAAGATCGCCCATCATGGCATCGAAAAACAAATCAGAAAATGAATTCTGCATAGCCATTGCAGCTTCATAAGCCATATCTTCCCATATTTTATATTCGTCTTCGATTAGCTTTCTGTATTTTCTTAAGCCTTCGAGTGCTCCAGCACCAATGTCTTTTGGGTCTTTTGGCTTTTCTTTGGCTTTGATTATTCCTAATTTCGGTTGGAGTTCCTTTATTGTTAATATTAACGCTGCAAGTCGCTTCATTTCTTTTTCAATAATAGGGCTTCGATCTACAGTGGTAGCTAGTTTTGTATAATAATCTTCGGCCTCTTTTAATAAATCAGCGTATATTTTTTTGCGAGCTTTGCTCTCTAAATCCCATAACTTTATTCTTTTATCATAGCCCTCTTCTTCCGCATCTATTAAATCTTTTTCTAAATCATATTGAAGTTTTAAATAATCTTCATTATATCCAGATACTTTTTTAATAGCATTTTTTTCAGCTTTTTCTCTTTTTCCAACCCTGTCTTCAATATCTTTTAAAGCCTTATCTTTTATCTTTTGCCTGTCAGATTCAGCGTCTTCATCAATCTTTGTTATTTCTTTATTGTATGCTGCAAACAATAATTCTTGTGCTCTTAATTGAGCATCAAGTGCTGCTATCTTTTCATCACGTTCTGCTAAGATCAACGCTGACGAAGAAGGGTCTTCAATCATTTCAGCACGAGCTTTTTTATCTATTTCTATTCTTTTTTTTGCTTGTTCTGTAAGCAATTCAGTTTTTGTTTTTTCAGTTATACCAAATTCATTTAATCCTTTGTCAAGATCGGCCTTTGCTTTACCTCTTGCATCTTTAGCTTCGTATTCTAATTTATCAAGAGCCTCTTTCATATCGGCTGTAAGTTCATAGGACATGTCTCTATCAATGGTTTTTTCTTTTTTCTCGCCCTTCATAATAGCAATTCTATCTTTTAATAATGCTATTTCTTCTTTAAGGTTTTTTAAGTATGGTTCACTTGGGCCAGTAACTAATGCAAAATTCATTAACCAATGGTCTTGGGTTTTTAATGCTTCAGCTCTTGCTAATTGTTGTTCTTTGATTGCTAAAGTTTGCTCTTCAATGGCTATCTTTGAATTTTCACGAGCTTTATTTTCAGTAGATATTAATTTTACAGTATCTTCTAAAGATATTTTCTGATTAATAAGCAATGGTTGTAAAAATTTAAATGTTTTTGCATAATCAGCCATTATCTCAAGTTTTTCTTTATCAGTTCTATTTGAATCCATTAATATAATTTGTAGTTTTCTTAAAGCATCAATCTCTCTATTAAGTTCACTTGTTGATTCTTCTGCGGATTTAGTAAATTTATCAATAATTAGTTTTCCAGCAGTAAAAGCTCCAATCAAAAGCGTTAATCCTAATATAATTGGATGTTTGTCCAACATCAATAAAGCCTTATCAAGAAAACCCGTTGCTACAGTTGCCGCTGTAAATCCTGCTGCAAGTTTTATTGATGCTGCGGCTGTAAGCATCATACCTATTTTTATCGCAGCAAAAGACACTTCAACCCCAATTAATACTGGGGCTAAATCACGAATGGCCGCAACTAATGCTTGAATGGCCTTTGCAACACCAATAATAATTGTCTGTGAGCCTTTTAACCCTTCAAGAAAAACAGCTTGTATTTGATGCCCTGTTAAAGTCAATTGATTTTTCATGCCCATCATTGAACGTTCAAACATTACCTCAACAGCAGTAGTATCTTTTAAAGCCTGTGCCATCAAATTAAATCGTTCAACACCTTGCTCTAACATTACGTTTAACGATGCTGCTTCTCGACGTGTCATACCAGTAAAAACATTTCTTAAATCATATCCAGCTTTAGATAAAGTTTCTAAAGATTCAAACAGAGTATGTGATGTTAGGCTTACATCGCTAAATTTAAGTTCAACCTTATCTAATTCTTTTTCTAATTTTGGGGAACTTGAAATAAGTTTAGAAAACACTCCTCTAAGCCCAGTTCCGATTGTTGATGCCTTGATACCAGCATTGGACATTACAGCCATTGTGGCCGCTAATTCCTCTATAGACATTCCGATTGTCTTGGCCATACTTGCAACATAATTAAAACTTACACCAAGGTCTTCGACCTCTAATTTAGAATAATTCAATGCGGCACCAAGAACATTACCAACCTTGGCGGCATCTTCGGCAGATAACTTCCAGACATTCAAAGCAGTTGTTAAAAATTTAACCACAGTAGTAACATCACCACCAGTAGCAGTTGTAATTTTATAAACAGTTTCCAACGCAACTGCGGCATCAGCCGCATCCATACCAGACTGACCAAGTATTTTTAATGCATCAGTAGCTTCTTTTGCGCCCATTGTAGAGTTTTTAAAGGCACTCATGGCGGCAGCTTCCATCTTTTCATAACCGGAAGCGGTTGCTTGTGTTATTGCAGCCGCATCAACTAAGCCTTGGTTAAAATCCAAAAAGTCTCTAAGGGCTTGGGCTATCCCTTGTATTGCACCGAATATTATTGCACCAGATGCAATCCACGCCATTTGCGATAACATCATATATTTAAAACCAGCACCCCATCTTTCTTGGGCACGTCTTGCATCACCCATCGCAGAAGACTGTTTTCTAACCTGATATTCTGAATGCTCAAGTCGCTTACCAAGTCTGTTAAACTGGTGGGCTTGCTCTTCGGTAGCTTTCCCTGTGCTTGCCATCGAAGATTGCAACTCTTTAATTTGAACACGAGTTAATTGTGCTATCTTAGCATGGTCTGCAACTGCAAAATTCATTTTGTGGAATTGTTCTGTTGTGGTTGCGCTTGTAATACCCATTTTTTTAAGCTCGGATATTGGCGAAACAACGGTAGCGGCTTTTGCCGTTTTTGCTTGAGCCGCTGCAAGTTGTTTCGCAGCTATTGTTTCTGCTTTTAATTTGCTTTCATAGGCTCTGTTGGCAACAGCTTTTGCTTTGGCGGCTTCAGCTCTTTGTGTTTCAGCAGCAACATTTCTGAAACCAGTAGAAGTAGCGACCAACGTTCCCTTTAGGTGGTTCAATGTCATTACTTCTCTGTTTGCAGTCCTGTAAAACTCTCCTCCGCCTTTTTGGCCACGAGCAGTCATAGCAAGGGATTGTTTTTCTATAGATCTGTTTACAGTATTGAATGCCTTATTAAGTTCTCCAAGTCGTTTTTCATCTCTGCCCATCGCTGTAAAAAGATTATTGAAGTCTTTGGTCATGCGTGGAACAGCACCACTTGTTTTACCAAAAGGCTGTGTAACTTCTTTTATTTCCAACTCTCCGGCTTTGTTAAGAGTTGCTTGAATTGCGTTCTTAAACTGTGCAACCTGAGCTTTAGCAGCCTTATCATGGATTGTAATTGTTACCGATGCACTTTTAGATAAAGATGCTAATTCCTTGTGAAACTTATCAAGTTGGCTTTTAGCCCCTTTAATAGAGTCTGCAAGTTGTGCTAAGTTTATTCTATAATCAAGACCGATGCTGTCTGTTGCTGTTGCTGTATCAGCCATTATCTATTACATCTCCCTTACAAATATTTCCAAGCCCTTTTATTCTGTTCTTCAGGTGTCGCCGCCTTATTTTTTATTCTACCACCATTCTTCATTTGACTTTTCTCATGCTCAAACTGTATGTTTTGAATCGTACTCATTATAATAAGTTGTGATAATGTAAATTTATCTTCAACCTCACCCGTACTCATTTTTAACGCTTCCGCAGCACTATCTACAATAGCAAACTCCTGTAAATAGTCTGGCAAAATTAAATCGTTTTTCCCTCCTCGCTTACGATTTGACGGGTGAGCATGTGCAAAAAACCAATGACACGCCCTCCAATACGGTCTTTTTCCATTTGAATAAAGAATATTTTTTGTGCATCATAAAAAGATATATTTTCTTCAATCCAATCCCGCGATACTGTTCTGTCCTGTGAGTTGCATATAGCGAACACAACTCCAACATATATATCAAGAACTGTATTCATAATATTGCTAAGCCCACCATGACTGATAACATCTTTAATAAGCTCAACCATATCAAGATATTCATTAGAATCGTTATCTGATGTTACAGTTCGATTTAATTTATCTTGGATGGTTTTAAATATAGGCAATAAATCAATCTTTTTAATCATTTCTGTAATAGCGTCTAATGCACATGCCATTATCTTTTGGGTTTTAATGCTGGACATGCGAAGCTGGAATGTCTTATCAGCTATAACAAAGGTGTCTTGAGACAGTTCTGGTGTGTGAGCTTCGGCAAACTCTTTAGTGGTTGGCATGGTGGGGACAGGTTTTTTATCCCCACCACCAATAGTAGAATCAGATTTTTTCTTAAATATATCTTCTGCCGGTAAACCTTCTTCGGCTACGTTTTTCTTACTCATAATATTATCGTCCCCCTTTATAATAAGTTGGGAAATTAAAAGTTAATATAGCTTAATAACTTAACATCCATTTCTTGTAGAAATCATATCCGGTAGTACCATCGTCAAAAGTCATTTCAACTGCTTGAGCTGCCAATGTTATTGAGGTTTCATATTCCTCTGCGGCATCTTTAAAATCCATGTCTCCACCAGTAAAATTTCTGACTTTTGGAAAATATAGTACATGTTGAATTTTAACAGCACCAGTTGAGCTAAGTTTTGTATCCCAGAACAGCATGGCTGAACGAACAGTATCAGTTCCCATTCTGTCAATAAAAGCTGTTCTTTTGACTTTTACAATATCATCTTCAAGTGCAGGAGCTACAGGAAAGCCAGCTCCTTCAAGTGTAAGTTGACTTGCTGTCAGACTTTCTACAACAGCCAGATTAAAAGAGCTTTCCAGACTTGCTGCTGTCTGAGAGCCGCATACAACAACATCATACTGGCTGAAACTTGGAGCCCCATCTAATCCGACTTTATATCGTGCTGCACTACCGATAAGAGAACCAACTACAAACGGAGTAGCAAGAACGGTATTGTGAATCGTCTGCCCCATAACCAATGCTTCAACATAAGGGCTTAAATCACTTGTACTGAATGTGATTTGTGCTGTTCTATCTATCTCCCAGAATTTTCTGGATGTTTTTGGAATACCCCTTTTGAGTTCCCTCATTTCTTTTGCAACCGGAACTCTGGCAGCAGTAATGCTACCACAATCATACCAGCCTGTAAGTGGTGACGTTACGTTTAATGCCAATGCTGGTGCTGTGTTCCCAATATAAGTGTTTTTATAAGTAGTGGACATCCATAATCTTGGTGATACTATTTCTACAAAATCGAGTTGTAAATTTGGTGCATCTTTAGTTGTTGCCATTTCTTAATACCTCCTTCTAATTTTACAATTATTATATTATTTGCCGTTCACCTTGCCCCCAGATTAATAAATTGTTACCTATAATCATTGGCACAGACAATGGTGTAAACGTTTGATTTAATATCCTTGGATTTATTGTGCCATTATCATAAGTTTCGATTATAAAATTACCCTTCACCCCCTTCCATAATAATACTCTGAAATATGGTATTAATTTTAATGGTGCTGCTCCATCTTTTTTTATTTTCTCAATAGAATTATTTTCTTCTCCATTAAAAGACAAGTCACTTATACTATCTATTTTAGCTTCATGGCTTATTTTATCATTGCCAGCTAATCTAATTTCTACCTTAGATACTATATTGTTACTGCATAACATTTCAAGCAATGACTGTAATTGTACCAATTGGTATCGAATTTCTTTGTCTCTGCAAACAGATCGCTTGCAATGTGACCTATTTTTTTTATTAGCCATATAAACGTTATTACAATATTTGCATTTTATCTTATAGGGTTCAGCCATAATATTATATCCGTCCTGTTTTAATTCTTGCATAAATGTCGATTAACACACTTGATATGCCTGTATCATACGGTTGTTGTTGCCTTACTGCCAACTCTTCAATCCGAATATCACCTATAATAGTTGCTGTCGCTTTATCGTAAAAATCAATCGACCTTAATCCAGTATCTTTATTGTCAACTACATTTACAACAGCAGTAACAATGTTAATCAGGCTTTCACTATCTTCATCAACTCTTGATACACAATGTATCTGTGATTTTGGTCGTGTAAATAACTTAGGATTATATTCTCCTGTTAAAAATATTATCCAACTATTAACATCGGTTGGTTTTGGCACTCCAACTGGATTATAATATTGGGTATAAGCACTTAGTTGCGCCATTAAGTATCGCCGCCAGCTCCAATAATAATTTGATATTGATCTTGTTGATGCTTTCATATTTTATTATCTATTCTTTCTATTTTGTTTGGCTTGGCCATATCCTTTAACTTTTGGCATCTATATACGATTGTTGAACTTCCACACATCCAACAACGGTTTTTTTTCATAAATAAACTTGTTGATTTAAAACCACATTTTGTGCATTTACGCATCATGTTTTATAAGCTTTCCTAACCGCTTGCCTTAACGCCAGTATAAAATATTGACGTTGTTTTGGGTTTAATCTTCTTCCGGCGGCTGTTACTGGGGCTAAATAATCTTTTGCCGGTTCAAAAAGTGGTCTTGCTGGCCCAAGCCCAAATCCATATTCGTTTTTCATTGCGCGGCTAAATGCTTCTGAATCTGTATTGCGTCTTATTCCAGCGAATACATTTATAAACAATAATGTTTTTTGAATAATATCGGTTTGAATAGCCTTATATATTCCAAATGTTTCTACCCAGAATTCATCTTTATTGGCTGTTTTCATTGCCTTCCATTGTTCGGACAAAGGCTTCCACGCTGGTGCAAATGCTGGTGGTGTTGTAACTGCTATTCCAGACTTAACTAAGTTTTTATAATCAACAGCAGATTCCTTGGTTGCCATAAACGCATTTTGAGATACAGCCATCAACAACTTATCTAAATGTGAAAAGGCTTTTAAAGTATCTTTTTTATTGACTGTTACTCTCATATCTTTTTACCTGTCATCTGTTACAACACGCACTACATAAGACTGATTAATATAGGTTTTATTATCAACATCCAATATTTTCCAATTATCACTATTTCTATCTGTAAACCTGCATTCAGCTATTGGAGTAAAGCTTGCATTAACATTCCACGGAATAGTCATAAGATATTCTGCTGATTCAATTTGTCCAACACTATCAGGCTTGCTTTCTGGTCTCATTTCCTTGCGTTCAAAACAAACGTACACACCTGTTTTTTGCTTTACCCAACCCCAATCAGTTCCTTCGGTTCCAGTTGGCACACCCCATACGTCTTTAGAAGCATTGGCAGGGTCTATAAAAGACTTTATATCACCAGACGCATTCGCCTGTTGTAAATAACCTCTAATATATTGCTCTGTGCCACCAGATGTGTTTGGTTTATCAAGTTTTGTCGGCACAAAATAATTGCCTTCACCAGATATAATCGTGCCATCATTAATGCTGGCATTATAAGCCGCAAGAATAGTATATTCGTGTGATGGTTTATCATAAGACACATTTGCCTTTGAAATAACACCTTTAAAAGTATCAGTACCAGACGTATATTCAGTCCCAACCTTTTCAAGCTGGCTGGCAACAATATATTTTGCTTTAGATAATAGCATTAACTCTCCTGAATATCTCCGTTAGTATCAACATAATAATCATATACGTTGGCAGAAGTTGTTTTACCTACCAATGTTCGCACAGGCCATCCACCGGAATGTACTATCCCCAACATTGAAAGTTGCTTGTTCATAAGGCTAACAAGCCATTCCTTGAACTCTCTATAATCCTGTTTTTTAGCAGTAAGAATAATATCTATAAGCCTTGCTTGGTCTACAATCAAATTCTGCTTTGCAGGCATATCAAGAATATTAATTCCAACTTGTATAACCACACAAGAACGTAAGGCATCTGTTTTTAACTGGTTATTACCATTTAAAATATCAGTCCAGTTAGGCACAATAGTTCCACAAATGATTCTCTCTGCAATACCTAAAATAACATCTGATTTAAGCTCGGTGTCTGTTAAATCATGTGAAGTTATGCCAAGCAAAGTCCTTACATCGGTGTAATAACTTGTGTCGTTTACAGGGTCGATAATGTATATTGTATCGCTCATAAGAGATTATCCTTATAGTTATTTTTTAAACATTGAGGCTATCTGCCCAACCATCCCACCTGTTGCAATAGGCTGGTCTATAGCAGCCTGATAGCGAGCTTCCTTTTCTTGGGTTCTCATCGCAAAATATGCTCTTAATAATGCTGTCGGTGTTGCTAAAATTGCCAACATGAGTGGCCACAATTCTGCCATTTCTTTAATAGTAGCAGCATCTTTTGTAAATATAGCAATAAAAAGAGCTGTTATAGATACAACGACTGAAAAAGATACTATCCAGCCCATCATCAATGCAATCTGTGGTCGTGTCGTATTTCCTGTTTTATCAGCTTCCATTGCAGATTGAAAACGTGTGGTAAATCCTTTTATCTCTTCTATCTCAACATCAAACTCTTTAGATAATACTTGCGCTTTTTGTTCAGGTGGTAATGTGTTTACAGCAGATGTTACGTCTGTTCCGGTTGCAGTAGTTACATCAAGTTTTTTATCAGCAGGTAAAAATCCATTAACAAGGTCGATAATTATTCCGGCACCAGGTACTATGTTTTTCAATAGAGTCCCGCCAACTGTGTTTAATATTTTGCCTAATTCCATAATATTACTCCTTTTTTTATACTATTAGCAAACCATCATAGTTGCGAGTATCAAAATGTAACCAAGGAACGTCCTTCTCTAAACAAGTTATAAAAGGGAACCTTTTCTTATTAGACATAATAAAATGTCTTGCTTCTTCAGCCGTCTTATCTACAAATTTAACATCAAAAGCTCTACCAAACTTGTGCTGTCCATACAATGCACCGATAGGACAATCTAAAGTTCTTAATCCACCCCATTGATTATCACCACCCCAATACCAATTGTTTATATAAGCCTTGCCACCCCATTCACTAAGAGCGTTAAGGGATATTATAGCCCTATCGTCGAACCATTGCCAACGAGACTCACCATAACTCATAGTAGACTCATAGGTTTTTTTATCTAATACTTCATATAATTCAAATCTATCTGGTTTAAGTATTTTCATGTCTGTTTTTCCAAATCCTTATAAAGGTCGGCACAAGATATAGCTAACTTGGATAATCCTGTGAGGCTATCTTTTATAGACACTCTACCTAAAACATAATTAGTTTCCAGTGATTGTGCCTCCGCAGTTAAATCCTTAAATCTATTAAAAAACTTAACCGGTACTTTTATAGATTTGCCGGAGATTAACATTATATTATCGCCCTTGCCGAATTGCCTTCGTGTAGATGTCCTTTAAGGTCTTTTTCAAGTAAATCCATTCTAATATTACAGTCAGGCCAAGTGGGACGTTGTGTAAACTCCTTTGTAATAAAAACATCTTGTTTCGCGACTTTCTTCCCTATCTCGTCCATTCTCTTAAACATAAGACCAAGCAAAAGAATTATTATGGTACATAAAAACGTAATTAAATATCCAAGTGCGCTTCCCATTTTTCAGAGTCCTTTATTCCTTTGTTACAACCAGGTTTACGTTCAAAACAACTGGGCTGGCATTATTTTCTTTTGCCTTAAAATCCATCCACGGCATAAGCAATGGTGTAAAAGCATAAAGGTCTCTGCTTGCAACCCCCAAAGAACTTTTCTGAATGCCAATGTTTGAAGCAGTGCCAGGCATGAAAAAAGTTCCATCAGAAACATCAGAACCCCGATAATATAAAGATACCTTGCCGCCACCAGAAGCATTTATATCCGCCTTAAACTTGTCATTCGGGCCATATCTTCCCATGTTCAATGGTGTCGCCAGCACAATGCTGGCATTTTTAGCAATCGCTCTGCTTGAAAATATAGTTATTTTTTCTGTTAAGCCCATAATAATAATATCCTTTCCATTTAATATATAATATTATCCACTAATATCATAAACTACGCTTACTACTGGTGTCGCTGACGCATCCATACTACCACGATTGGACAATGTTATTGTTGTCAGGCTACCAGTCAAGATGAATATTCCGCTACCCTTAACATCGAAAGATGCATTGGCCGTACTGCCACCAATTTTAACATTTATATCATTGTCAGGCATTATCATCACCGCCTGTGCAAATGCTAACCCTGCTGGCTTGATATTTACGTCATGGCTACCATAAGCTATTTTAATATTGCCCTGTGAGTTTTCGGTAATAGTTTTATCAATTGAAAATCTTTGGAATCGAGTTTGCACACTGCTGTCATATCCGCGAACATGCCCTGCTATTTTGGTTTGTTTAGCCATTTTTAATTAATCCCTTTCTCATATTTAAAACCTCTAAATTGACCGCTATAACGATTTCTTTTTGAGATATTTTCAATATCCCACATTGGTTGCAAATTTGATAATGTCCATGCGTCTTTAAACCCTTGGTCTTTAATGGTAACAAAATTAAACCAGCTCAGTGGAACGGAATGATCAATCACCCATCCTTTTTTACCATAGTTATCCCAACTCATACCATCAACAAATTGTTTTTCAAGATGAACCATTAGGTCGTTTATCGTATATCCTAAAATATTCTCGCATCCATTAATGCCTTTTTTGCCATGTAAACAATGATTTATAGCTCTTCTTAAACTATCATTTAATTTTTCTGTAATATTGCTTCGAGCTTTAACGGAAGACTTCCTTCTAATTTCTTTGTATTTATCTGTTGCTCTATATTTTTTTAATCTCTTAGTATGCCTTTCTGAATTAATATATTCTACCAGTTTATATTTGCCATTATCAGATTGAGCATATCTTATTTTAGATTTCTTTGCCCCTTCTGTTTTATTGTAAATAATACCTCGTTTATTTTCACATTCTCTACAACGTGTAGAAAGATTAAATAAATTAGACTTTGAAAACCCAAAACAAGAAAAATCTTTCCATGCTTCACACTTAGAACAATATTTTCTATTGCCATTTATTTTTTTTAATTGTTGTAATGTTCCAGCACATTCCCACGAACAACAAACTTTATCGGCCTGTGCTTTGCATGTGTAGAATATCTTCTTGCACATCGGGCATTCGTGCTTTACTTTTCCACCTTTCCAATTCTGTGATTTATCACCAGAAAAATATTTACTTCTACAATTAATTGAACAAAAATTTATTTCTTTTACATTATCAGACCGTTGCAAATGCTTTTCATTGCATTGATAGCATATAGTTTCTTTATAATAATGTTTAGTATTATTAGGAAAATGATAATTCCCATGTTTTGTTTTAATAATACCTTTTTTTGTAGCCTCATTAAAAGTCATCTTAACCCTCTAAAACATCTTGTATTAACTTTTCAAGAATATGAATATGCTTCTCCATAATAAGCGAAGGCATTATTCTATCTACGTTTGCTTTTAATCTTGGATATTCAGCCTCTAAAACTTCTGGGGTTATATCTTCGAGTCTATCAAAGGCTAACCCTAATTCATTCTCTTTAATATATTTTGCCGTTGCCGGTGCGCCGCACACAATAACCGGCAATCCGCATGAAAGATATTCTTGCTCTTTGTTTGTTCTTGTTAGGTTGACTTGCATTTGATCTAACTTAGGATTATTAAAAACGCAAAGTCCATACTTTTTTGTTCTTAATGCCTCCATAAGTTTTGGATAGACTTTTGGCATATATACAAAGCAAGCAATATTGGAGTACGTGGTATGGGCATCAGCATTTCCAGGGATTACATGTACCTCATTTCCTTGATTAACCAGTTGTTGTAAGACTGGATATAAATGCCTATATTGAAATTGTTTGTTTTTATAAGGTGGGCTTTCAGCACCACCTTCATAAACCAAGCCACTCCTTTGTTCTGCTGAAGGCATTGGCATCTTGTGCCATTCTTCGTTGCAATAATGTTCTAATACAGCAGTTGGTTTATCTTTTAACTGGTCTTTGTGAAGGTCTAATATATATTCCTGCACTTCTTTGCTTACGAACAGTATACCATTGCAATTTGTAATAGCTTTAAATTCATCAAGCGGAATTATCCCCTGCCTGATACTGTCAAGGTCGTGGGCATCTAAAATAATTTTAGCATCTGGTTTGATTTCACGTATCAAATTTAAGGGCCAGTTGGGTTCATTCGCAAAAATAAAAATATCCGCATTGGAATCACGAATAACATTAGCAAGTTGAGTTTTGTTGTGATAAAATGAGAATTTATCAAACATATCAGTCCCATAACTTACTTGATTAGCAACACAATGTATTTCGTATTTGCCAGTTTTCATAAGTGCTTTCGATAGTTTGATCACTCTTATGCAGCAGTGCCAACTTACATAACAAATTTTTATCTTTTTATTTTCTTTAATATCAGTCATAATAATATTTTCCCTTTCCCCCAATTTTCTTGGGTTGGATAAAAGTTTAACTATTTCACTGGTTTAATTTTGCTTCTGTGAATACCAAGATAAAGAGCTACTTTTCTTATTTTTATTCCTTTTTCAAGCATTTTATATGCTTCTTTAAGTTGAGTTTGAGTTAAATCGGCATCGACAACCCATTTTGGTTGTGCTTCTTCTTCTATAATCCCAACTTCAGGTTTCATATAGGTTTCAAATTCGACATCTTCGTCAAATTCTTCTTCAGCTTCTATCGTTTTCTTTTTTTTACTCATCACGATTTTCCCCCATTGCAATTTTAATAATTTGTCTGGCAACTTTATCCCAAGTGTGTTTGGCTAAAACTTTGTTATAACCATTTAAGGCAACCTCATCTCTAAAAAGACTTTTTGCAAGCAATTCAATTTCATCTATCATTTGTTTTTCTGTTTCAAACCAACAAAGTGATTCATTCCTCGTAAAATAATTTTCAAGTCCTTTGGTATATTCGGTAAGCACACACCCTTTTGTAGCCATGTATCTCATAATACGGTCTGAAAAACTGTCTTCAGTTGGATCGCTATTATTTATTGCCAGTAAAATCCTGCCTTCAGTGCATGCCTTGTTAAAATCTTTACCATAAACTGAATAATTATACCCTTGGCCATAAAGTTTAACTGAAAAACCCGCGGCTATTATTGCATCTAAATACTTATCTCTTTTAGGTGATTTCTGCCCTATAAAAACAACATCATATTTTTTTTCAATCCCTTCAATCGGATAAAATTCTTTTGGGTCAACACCTTGTAAAATATGGTATATATCTTGCATACGATATTTACCATTAGCCAAAGCATCGTATACAGCTTTTGTAGTAACTACACTGAAACTTGCCGCACCAGCCATTTTATAATAATTTGAATCTGCCTTTATATGGTCTATACTGTCCATAAAATACCAACAAGTTAAAGCATTCCGGCTACATAATCTTATTGTATCGGCTGTAACACCATTTGCTTTGCAAAAAATTATCAAATCGTATGCTGCTGAAAACTTTATTATCTCTTCATTGGTTTTCTCCCAGCCAATTTTGGATGCAACTGTGCGATAATTAAATACATCAACCTGATAACCAGCATTTGCAAAAGCCTTCCCAAATGGAATGTTTGTACTCCCTTCGACATCAAAAACACCTATAATACCTACTTTTTTAACTCCTGATGCTGTTTTTGTATTAATCTTAGGCAAACTTTCAAATCCTCCAAATCTTTTAAGTTCTGCATTAGTTGGGGATGCATTTGTAGGGATAACTTCTCCGCTTGGTAATGTGGCAAACCTTCTGTCTCTTGCTACCGCACACTTATCGTCAAAATATTTACATTCTCCAACTATATCTTTTTGTTTAAGTATTGTTTCATTTTTCTTTAAGATTTTTATATTCCCATCACCGACAACCCCGCCACCATCAAAAGCTATACCTTTTTTCTCGGTTAATAAATAATTAATATATATCGCCGCATCTTTATAAAGAACTTCAGGTTGGTCATTATACATCCCAAGTTGAGTTGATAAAAAAACCACATCTGTTCCAAGCGGATTATCATCAACGCTATGTCTTTTCTGTTCATGCCCATAAATAAAACTTGGACAACCACATTGCAAGCTTAAATGTGTTGTCCCCGACTGGCTTGAAATTGAACACAAAGCTGAATTTAACATGGCAATTGTGGTGTCAAGGCTTTGTGTTATATTAACAGTGGTCAAATCAATTATATCTGGATATTTATCAGCCATATTTAAAAGACAACTTCCGTTTTTAGTCCCACCGATTACAAAAGTTACCCTATCGTTGAACTTTTTATAAAGCATATCAAACAATGATTCCCAATTAGAACGAGGCCAATTATTAGATGGCAATGGATTTCTTAAATCTTCGCAATGTCTTACCTGATTATTTACAACGTCCAAAAATGTTTTTCGGTATACTTCACGAGCAAATAAGATAACAACAGGTTTATCGCCACGTCCTTTAAGCAATTCGTCTTTAGCCTTAACAGCGCTTTCGCTTGCCTTTAATTTGTCAAAGAGCACATACTTGTTTTGCCGTAAGGTTTTATTAAATCCTCTTGGCGTTTTAGTCCAAATAACATTTTCTTTACCGCACTTACTTTCAAGCATATCTTTAAAGTACTTGGTTAATTTTGCATATACAGTTGAATCACATAAAGATTCAAAACAATCACAATCGTATTTTTCTTCCGTAAACCAATCTGGCAAACTCCAAAACTCATTAGCAATTCCATAATATAATGGATGCCTGCCTGCAAAACTTGCTACAATAAGCTTACGACCCTTATAATGGTTTCTAAGCCATCGTATATGCGGAACCCAGTGTGATAATTCCCATCCAAATTCACCTAAAAATGGCCCCGCAAATACAATGCTATTTGATTCAAGTTTATTCTTCATGTTTTTTTATCCCCCCATAATTATTTTTGGGTTAGGTTTATTATTATTGTTTTTCTTCTATGCTCTTGACATTACATCTACATAAATATCAATCTCACCAGCAGTAAGTGATGCCGCCCAGCAATAAGACGCATTGAAAGCTGCTATAATTAATGTAGCTTCTGTGTATGTCTTGTGTGCAAGAGAGCTTGCTGTTGCCATTAAATATTCACCCTTATCCGTATTGGTTGGGCCTTCCCAAATCCATCCAATAGGGCTTGCAAGATGAGATACTGCAAATCCATTCGGGTCATATAAATCACCAACTTCAAGACGAAGAAGGTCTATCGTTGCATTTTGTTTCCATGATATTCTCGAATTGCCGACTATATCATAGATTGTGTCTCCAGGACTTGCTCTGAACAATGTTACTGAATTGTTACGGGATGCAACAGAAAGATTTGCGGTTGTAATAGTGACTTTTTCAGTACGCAAAACATTCTTAACATTAACAAGTTTATTATAATGGAGATCGGTTTCTCCGCCAACATCAAGCGTTCCGTCCAAAGATGCTGTTGACTGTGCTTTTAATGCACCTACAAGAGTTGTTATTCCACCAACGGCAAGCGTGCCATCAATCGAAGCATTGCTATTGGCAAACAAAGAACCTGTGATAGTAGTATTACCACCAACGGCAAGATCCCCATCTATGGATGCATTCTTGTCTACTAATAGACTACCTGTAATCACTCCATTTCCTGCGGCATTAAGATTACTATCTAACGATGCGGTAGTCTTAGCGTGTAATATTCCGGTTACTATTCCTTTTCCACCTACTTTAAGGTCGCCATCTAAACTGGCGGTGCTACCAAAAGCAACTGGGCCTGTAAAACTGACTTTATCTGCTGCTACTGTATAATTGCCATCGATCGAGGCGGTTAGATTGGTTTTGACATGTTGTGTTTCAGCACCTTCATAGATGCTTTTGTGGGAAGTGTGATAATGTATAGTTCTTTTTGATCTTTTAAATTCTGGTTTTCCGGCCATGATAATCTCCCTCCTTATAGATTATTACTTACTACTTTTGTTGAGAGGGGCATTTCTCTGTCTAAAAACAGATTTCTCTCGGATTTTTTTATGTATTTATATCGTTATTGTCGTTCCCCTCTTGATTAATTTGTTTCTTCATTTTAACCCTGCCAGACCCCTTAGAACCTTTAGGTCGACCACGTCTTGGGTTTATTCTTTTTTGTTCTGGCTCTGGCTCTGGTTTTGGCAAAATAATTTCATCAACTTTTTCTTCTTCGGGCTGTTTTGTATCTTCTATCTCAATATCAACAATCTCTTTTGAAAGAGAACAAATCTTAGTTTCAAATAAGATACATTCTTTTTCAAGCCACATCTTAACAACTTCTGGTGCCTTATCGTAAGACCATTGTTGCCCTTGCGCAAAGCCAGCCAGAGCTACATTCATTTTTATAAATTTTCTTGTCATATTTACCCCCGTGGTTTAGGATAGTAAGATTTAATTTGCTTGCCTGCCAACAAAAGAATATTAACAAGCAAGCAAATATTAGAATACCTCAAGAGTTGCCCATCCACCAGGCCCCCAAACCATCGGGCCAGTCCTCGCAAACGTTCCGGCGGTAATACCCCAATTAGGTTTCTTTACATATTCCTGAGCATAAACATGTACACCAGGAGTATACGAATCTTCTGGGCTTGTCTGACATGGCAACGAAGCAAACCTTTGCATATCAGTTCTGGTTGTTTTAAAAACTAACTTATCATCGTCTGCGAATCTTTTGTTATAGACGATGAAATCACCTGGTTGCATTGACACATCTGAAAGGTCAGACGCAGCAAAAGTAAGCGTATTCGCAGTCTTGTCGGTAATAGTAACAAGCCTTTGAATTCCGCCAGCCGTATGAAACATTGTTTTCAGGCTAACAGTACCATCAGCCCCAGGCAGTGGAGCATCGTTATCAACAACAACAGTAGTAGAACTGTTTTTAATAGTTGGAGTTTTAATAACCATGCGCTCTGCATAAGTCCTGTCATCTACAACAAACTTAATGTTACCACCAACAACCTTATTTAAAGTTGTTGCAGCCGCTTCAGTTGCAAGCATTGTTCTTGACAGTTCAGGATTTTTCTCAATCCATGAAGTTGTTTCATCGGCATCAATTAATCTCTGTGCTGCCAGTGTTGACATCCAGATTTCAGATACCTGTAAGCCCAATATTTGAGCTAAATATAGTACCATTTGATTAATGTCTTTTATTGGTGTTGCCGATGCTGCCGTTGCCCACGTTCCACCAGTTGTCCATCCGCCGTAAGAAACTGTACCAGCAGATACACAAGACAACCGATAATGCGGTTCAAGAATATAATTGGTTGCCCCAGGGCCAGGATAATAATAGTCAATCCCATCACCAACTATATGGAAATTACCAGCACCTATTAAAGCTCCGCAGAACGCCTCCTTAAATGTCTGGAACCGATGTTTTTGGTGAGCCATCGCATTTCGCATCATATCTTCACCCCAAAGATTCGGGGTTACACCATCTGATTTATACGGTTGCATTGGGTTTTTAACTTGCAACAGGTCTTTGCTCTCAAAACGAGAGTATTCTCCAAAATATCCTGCGGCATAACTCTTATAAAATCCACCAGGAATACCAACTGGCATAGGGTCTGCCCCAAGAGTAGTCGGAGGTGTCATACCCCAGAAATTATGCTGAAAATATGCAATCGCTTCATCCGTAGTATAACTTTCATCTGGGAAAAACGACTGTTGTATCTTTGCCGCATCAGGGTATTGAGGCGCAATAACGTCATAAATACCCTTGATTACATTTGGTTTAAAAATATCATTTGCAATATAGTGAGAACTTCCTTCCATTTTGCTTCACCTCCTTTAATTAACCTCTATAAATACTCTCAAAATTAAATCGAGTATAGTTTGTGAATTTACCACACAATGTAAGACCAGGGGTAGCGTCAAACGTATTTAATGCCGAATAATACTGAATATATCTTGTATCAATACGTCCATCATAAGAATAGACAGCCGATTCAGTAAGATAACCACCTTCGCCAATAACACCTGTAATAGAATCTTGGAAATCAAATTCCTGTTCCATAATAACAACAGTGTCAGCTTCCTGATATGCTTCAATATCAGCACCAGAAGTTGTTGAAGGCGCAGCCAAAACAATTATATCGCCAGTTCCTTCAGCCCCACCAGTAGCACCAGTGCTTAATGCGTCTGCTAATGTAATTAATACATAACCAGTCCCACCAGCACCACTGTCTTTAGCTCCAACAGCCGAAATAGTACAAGTGTCAGTACCAAGGGTAACCGTACTTAAATCAGTTCCGCTCTGACCATTAAATGCAAGATTGTTGCTGGCCGCAGTGCTTGTGTCATAAACAATTATCTCATCGCCAGCCCTGAAATAATCAACCCATCTGTTATCAATATCCAAACTGGTTGTGCTGGTAGCAGTTCTAATTGTAATAGCCGGAATATACGGCATATATTTCCAAGGGTTCGAGGTTTTATCACTCGGTGCCCACAAACTAAATGCCGGTATTTTACCCCTGTTATAAGAATTGTCGATGGAAATAGAAATGCGTTTTACATTGCCATTATCCATAAACGGATTTATTACTGCTTTGTCGCCCCCCAATTGGGAAGCTCCTCTTGAAGTCATCATAATTCATTCACCTCCTAATTGCTTTTATTTTATAGGGATTACGTTACCCCTGCCAATTGCTTGGCCGAGAGCATATTCTTCCTGTGCTTTGGTTTGTTCGGTCTTAACTTCATCAGCTTTAATTTCACCTGTTTTAAAAAGTTTAGCTCGTCGTGATTCCAAACTTGCCTGAAACTGAGTCAATGCCGTTACATCTGTATCAAAAGCTAAAAGCTGTTTGTCAACTAACTCTTTATTGTAGTCTTTACCATCAACCTGAACACTTATTTTGTGAATTTCAGACCGCATATTCTCAATAAAGGTTTTACCAGCCTCAACATAAACAGTATTGCCATTAGCCTCCTTTTTTAAATCATTAAGTTCGCTTTTTAAGGCAGCTTCAGTGTTTTCATATTCAACAATCTTATCTTCCAGAGATTTAATATTAGCCTGCATAATCCCAGCCTCAGATTCCATTGCAACTATCGCAGCTTCTTTCGCAGATAATGAAAGCTCCATGTCTTTTACTTTGGCTTCCAGTTCCTCATAAGTAATACTCATAATTTGTTCACCTCCTTTATTTTTTACAGTATCAAAATTATTATTTAAAAAGTTTTCTAAAGCACCAACAGACATCCCTAATAGGGTTGCCGTTTCTTTTCTTTCCATGCCAATTGAATCGGCATGATAAGATAAATGCCTTTTAATACTTGAATTGCTTTCTTTCTGTCCTGACCTTGCACCTCCAGCAGCTTGCAATGCGGCCTTTACTCCACCACGATGAAGATACATATTTCCTGAAACATACACATTGTTTTTGCCACCGATTTTGCCAGACTCAACGTGGTGGTGTGGATAACGCCACGAACTTTTCTTATCTGCATCACCCATGTCAGCATGTGCATTGCGAGGCAGTTTTGTTTTGTCAACACTTCCCCATGCAGGTTCAGATTTTGCCAATGTATTGTTATGCGAAAGAGCCATCTAAATCATCTCCTTTAATCTGTTCATAGCTTGATTTTTTGTAAGTATCTCATCGACAAATCCAGCCATTATTGCTTGCTCACCAATAAAAACATCTGCACCAAGATTAATAAGTTCTTTTGTCGGTACATTTCTATGCCTCGAAACAGTATCAATTGCAAGGCTATACATATAATCAAGTTTTGACTGAAGATGTTCAGCATCTTTATCTTTAAGTTTTTCATAAGGATTTCCAAGTGCTTTATATTTACCTGCCGAAAAAACAGTTGGCACAATACCTCCCTTTTCTAACATTTTACTTTTATCTAAATGGATAGCTACAACCCCAAGTGAACCAATTTCGGCAGATCTATCGGAAGCAACTACATAATCAGCACCACTACCCATTATATAGGCGGCACTTGCCATTAAACCATCTGCAAAGGCAAGACTTGGCTTTTTTGCATTAGATATGGCGTCGGATGTATTAAACATTCCGTCCACATTTCCACCTGGAGACGAAATACTATAAAAGATTCCTTTTACATTAGGGTCATCTTCAGCTCTTTTTATTTGACTTTGAATGTTGCTATAGGATGTCCCACCTGACATTGCTTGTGTCATGCCCATGCGTTTTGAAAGGGTTCCGTCAATAATTATCTCGGCAATGCCATCTTCAACAGAATAATTACGGTCTTGTGTTTCTACTTGTTTATTCTGCTCGGCCATTTCAAGAAGAATGCCATCGTTTTTCGATTTTAATACAACCATTATCTCATCAAGTTTAGACGGTAGAATCGCCCAAGGAGTATTTATAACACTATCCATTATAAGTGGTATTTTATTTGTCACAGATTCACCTTTCTTTTTATCCTGATTCCACATTGACTCACACTGTGCCCTTGCCTGGTCTGGCTCTTTACCTTCTTTTTCTATTAACTGTGAAACACAGCGTGAAAGATAATCTTTCTTTGTTTCGCCATTAGAAGGTTTTGGCATTGTTATTTCCTATCGTTCCCCGTTTTTTGCTTTTTGCGTGTTTCTTCCCGCTTCTTTTCCTTAGATTCATTTGAAACAGGAGTTCGGTCTGTCTGTTTTTCATTGCCATCACTATTGGTTAAATTGCCTTGTTTTTTATTAAGAAGGTCTGATTTAAATTCAGCGTCAGCAGGTGGAGAACCTTCTAAATCATGCATTTGTCTGATTTTAATATTTTTTTCTTCTTCGCCAATAGCGCCAGCAATCCATGCATCAACAATAGTAGTTTGTTTAATTTGGTCAAATTGCGCGCTTTCTTCAGGAGGCCGCAAACTAAATTCCTTAAGCCTGAACTTTGCATAGCCCTGCAATCCCTTTAATCGTAATGCCAATGTAAACGCACGGCTATATATATTTTCAATATTACGCCTAAGTGCTTTAATCGACCGCCTGAATATTACCAGTTCAGCAGACGCAAGCCCTTCGCCCGTTCTTGTACTACCACCTTTCCCAACTGTACTGGGTGGAGCCTTAAGAGCTGAAATAGCCTCACTATCTAATAGATTCGCAATCGGATTGGGGTCAAAAGTGTTTTTAGATTCGAGGAATGACATTTCCTTAATTGTGTCATAAACAATAAGGTTTTGATCTACGGCTATATTGGTAAGCTGGTCTTTTACATCCGAAAGGTAATTGTTTAAAAACTCAATTAATTGTTTAGGATCATTTCTAACTTCTGCCGGAGCCATATTAGCAGCAGCTTCTCCATCTAATACAACCTTAATTTTAGGCCATGCCTGATTTTTAAGAACCTTCCTTAGATTTTCTAAGAACTCTATTTTTGTAAAAGTATTTCTTAAAGCAGGTCTTAAAGGGTTATTGCCTAAAAGCTCTTCTGCATCAGGGTCAAGCGGCTGCCAAAGAAAATTAATAACATCCAGTCTTTTCTTTCGGCCATTATCGTATATATAAGGTATCTTTCGTGCTTTATAAAACGGGGATACGTCTTCAAAATATACTCGGTCACAATCAATTGGAACAAATTTTTTGACCTCATAAGTTTTTTCATCGACTTCAATAAATAATGCAGCCGAAGCATTATCAGACGTAAGAATATTACGCCCGATTCTACCAATCTGGTCTGACAATGTGCTTGCCTGTGAAAAGCCTTCTTCCCAATTATCTTCATAATTTAATCTTTCAAGTAAAGAATTAAGATATTTTTGCCCTTCGGCATATATAGCTTTATTGGATTTATAGGCATTAAGATTAACCCTATCAACCATCATCCTAAGATGTGTGTATAGTGATGCTGAAAAGGCTGAATCGTTTGCTGCAAAGAGTTTGAAAAGTCGGTGGGAATTAAAGCTTTGGATATCGCCAACATTAATATTGTGCCAATTCTTTTTAATAACTTCATCTGTAGCACCAGACAACTTATTAAAATAACTTTGGCTATCAATAATTATAGAAAAATCAACCTTTTTACGCAAAGATTTCAATGGCAATTTATTTTTTATAGCAGTTGCATTAGTTGGCATATACCACCATCATACTTTTTTATATTTGTATTTATTAAACATGTAAACACAATATATAGATGTCTGATAGCCAGCTAATACAATATAGTGATAAAAGTCAAGGGATTATTATTTTAGGTAAGATTTTTTCTAAATTTTTTGAGTAAAATTGATTGGATGGTATAGTTTTTGCTTAAAACATCTTTAGTTATTTGCGTCCGGCTATAATGCTTGTATCAACTTTTTCTTCAACCATTTTTCTGCGTAAGGTTTCACGGCTTACACCTATTTTTAACGCAAACTCTTCTATTGAGCCAAACATTTTATATCCGTCTTCAAGAAGTGTTTTTGTTTCTGTATGTTTTGTCCCAAAAACGCCATTATAAAAATCTATTATCTCTGCCCAGTCTGTTTTTCTCATAGACATATCTCCCTTAATTAATTAAACTCCAGGTATTCTGCCCATACCATGAATCATGGGCGGCGCAATATGTTTATTAACATTGCTTATTTTATTCAATATTCTAATCCCTTGTACACAAAACTTGTTTGCCATTACCCAGTGGTCTTCAATACTATTAACACGCTTTTTATATACCTCTCTTATATTTTGAGACGCAAGCTTTTCAGTATAGGCAGCACTTTTCATCTTTATTTCGCCTTTATATAAATTAGTATGTGCTACTTGAAACTGTTGCCAGAAATTCCTGCTTGGATATTTTTCTTTTTCTAAGAAAAGCATATCCCCAAAACGAATTTTATTAAAATAATAATCAATTGCAGCTACTTTATTTTCATACATCTTGCAAACAACTTTTTCTTTTCCATTTTCAAGTTCGGTTTCCACCCATGTAAAAGTATCTTGAATAGTAGCACCAGATTTATTTGCCCATACTTTTTTTGAAAATGCAAATTCATCAATTAACTTCTCAACTTCGTTTGTATCCGGTTCTAAATCTACAACTGCTATAGCAACATTATATTCTGTGATTAATTCATATATTCTACCTTTTTTAATAGTGGTAACACCTTTTATCGTTTCAGTATCATCCCACAACTCACGATTGTTTTTAACATGTTCAGCATAAATTGTTACCCATTTGCCTTCTGGTTTTGCAGGAGAAACACTACCCTTAACCTGTTTACAGATAACAACAAATCCACCTTGTGCCGGATGCGTATCACATCCTAATACATATTTCTCTTTCGGGCCAGCATACCCCCAAATAGATTCTGGATGAACATGAAAATTCTCTACCATCAATGTTTTTGTTGCATCGTCATAAGGCAATCCAAGCATGTGGTTGTGCAAATAAACTATATCATGCTCTGGGTCATCACGTTCAGCCATGAAAAATGCCGCGCTTCTTTGGGGGCCTGCAAACGGGATTTGATAACCAACTATTCCCTTGCCTGTTTTTGGATTATAATTTTGTGGCTTGCGTATAATCCATCTGCAATTCTCATAATAATCTATATCTTCTGGCTTCCACTTACCAATCGTAGTCCAATCAATCGGCTCTTTACAGTTCATGCATCGCCAATATGGAACTAACTCATTCCCAAAAACATCAGCTCTTGGCTCTTCGCCAATATCATAGAAATTACCAACACATTCAGGATAACTAAGCGTTTGCCATGTCTCACACTTAATGCAAAATATTTCCCATTCAGTTTGATTGCTATTTTCGTATTGTAGAGATATTCCTGCACCGGATGCTTCGGGAGTGGATGTTTCACGAGTAACCCCTTTGGTTGATTCTGTTTTCATAAATTCAGATTCAAGAGTTCGTGAACCGATTTGGGTTGATATGCTTAAATCTTGGTCTCGGTCTTTTTCATCAATTATAACAATATCACCAGATATACTTAGCACACCTCCTATTGTAGCCCTGCCAACAAGATGTAACGCTGCTCTACCAAGTTTCATAAGTAAGGCACTATCTGTTTCGCCAAGTTTTAAAGCATCTCTTACATGTGGATTGTCGTCTTTGATTTTTTTAAGGCGTATTTTGCTCCACTTAGAAGCTTTGTCCATTGTTTCAAAAGAATATATGCCTTCTATAAACCTTGTTCTGTCTTTTCCGGTATGGTCTTTATACCTATATGGCGTACTGGAATATCGCATTAACAAAGCTATCATAAACCTTTCTAATAGCCATGTTAAGCCTGTTTGACTTGGTTTTCTGGCGACAACAGTAGGTCTTAAATCGTTTAATATCTGTATTTGCCATTCTCTGCCGGTAAACGAAATGGGTTCGCCTTCATGCCTGAAATCCTCAACAAGTTGACACGCAATTGACCTGCCTGAATCTTTAATGGTTTTTAATATGGTTTTTAATACTGCTATTCTAAATAACTTTGGTTTTCCTATTAATGCGTTTAAATCTTTGCCATCACTATTGGTGCTTAATTTTTGGGAACTACTACAACATTCTTTACAATAAAGAAAATATCCATCGGGTCGGCTTAAGTCTTTTTGGAAATATCTTAATGCATTTTTAGTTGTATCGCATTTTTTACAATACTTTTCGTAATCATCGGCTTTTGGATTGTCGAGATTCTTTTTAACATTCTCTTGCTGTTGCTTGGCTCTACCATACCTGCATACATATTGCCCTTGAGTAAAATCGTCAACAGGATGCCTTACCTTGCAATATATGCAATAACGTGAACCTTTAACTGTATCCAAAATATTCTATAGCCTCTTTTTGTTTATTTATTTCTCTTCTGAATATGCAACCTCAATCTTGTAGTGCTTTTGCTATCCCTGTCAATTGTATCTGTTTGCCTGTACGTTTCAATAAGGTCTTTTGAGAAATCCAATGCCTCAGACAATTCTTTATTATCTATCATTGTTTCGGCCAGCATTAATTCAAATCGTTTGTGGCTAAATTCTCTGACTATCTTGCTTATTTGCTTATCCCATATATCAATCGCTTTCTTATCTGCTTGTTCTGATAACTCATATTCAATTTTTTTAATAGTTTCTTCTTTAGCTTGTTGCAAGAGTTTTCTAAACTTAGTTCCTAATGCTGGTAAAAACAATTCAACGATATGCTCTGCAAATAATAACAATTGTTTTTGGTATGCCATCATAACTTCAGCAGCATCACTTTTGCTTTTATCTGCCTCTGCTATAAGTGTTTTGGCGGCTTGAACTACTTGGTTGTGCCCTGCTACAGCAACCCCTTGATTTAATATGTTTTCAAGTTGTCTAAATACCTTAGCCTTAAGTCTTTCTGCATATTCCCATCCTGCAATACCGGTAGGTTCAACAGGTTCAAAGCCTTCTTCTTCTTCAAACACTTTTTTATTTGCTTCTTCAGCTAACTTTGTTTTTATCCGGTCATTATAATCCTTTAATATAATTTGATAATTTCCACCAAACATTTCAACTATAAAAGCTACTGGGAAATATTTACATAGAATATCAAGTTCATCAGGAGGGATTTGAGTTATCTCTATATTACGCTCTATATGTTTCTGACTTGACTTTCTCGTAAACGATTTTAAATCAGCCGCTAATTGACCTATTGAAACTGGTGACATGGTTTATTTTACTCCCTTTGTTTTTTTGTAGTCAAACTTCTATACGTTTAAAAATTTCATAAATAAAATCTACAGCAAAATCTGGAATTTTTATTTTTTCTTTGTTGTTCTCGTAGTATTTTTTTGCAGTACCACCGAGCTTGTACGACATCGCCATCCAGTCAATAACCATGTGGACACAATGCACTTCCCATTCATACGGATTACAACGTGATATATTCGTCCAATTTTCCCAATGGTGTTTATTATTTAACTTGTGGTGCTCCCATGCTAATAATAACTCGGACTTTGGTTCAAAACTTGCTGGATAAAATACTTTTCTATATTGCACAAACTCATGTTCAGAAAGTTTTGATAAGTCATGTTCTTCTACTTCTCCACCTATCCAATGATAAACATAATCATCATAAATAAATCGCATATCCTTACATTTTTCTTGCAATTCAGACCATGCCTTTCTAACATTAAGGATATGTTCTTCAAGATAGTCTAAATAGTTTCGTGTTCTACGTATAAGTTCTAATGCCTCCATAATATAATCATCCTTTTCATCCAAACATCTTAACAAGATTGCCTGTCTTTAATGCCATGTAAACGCCGATACTATCAGCAATATGTTCAAACTGTGACTCTGGAAACTTCTTACCAAGAATGTGATAGGTTTTCTTAATAGTGTTCTTACCAGACCTCTTGCCCTTATTAATTGAAATAACCTTCTCAGTTTTCTTTGTGCCAGTAAGTTCGCAAATAGCCTGCATTATTTCATCTTTAGTAGCAAATCTGTTTCCGGTTACAGCTTTCTTAACTTCCTGCTGGCTACACCATTCAGCCGGAAGCCCAAGAAAATGTGCTGTAATCCCTACAGTTCCAGTAACTAAACCAAAGTGTGTAGCGGCTCTTGCGTTTTGTGTGCCGGATGGCAACTCACCTAATACACCCTGTATCTTATATTTCTTATATAATTTATCAAGTTCATTGGCTATTTCAACACATCTTCTGATATTATCATCTGCCACTCGAATCATTCTTTTCTCGGTCTTTTTAGATTCAATAACACCAACATCAACAAGCCCACCTTTATCAAATAATGACCAGCCCATGTGTGAAAAGCCTATATCAAGTGAGATTAACATGTCTCCCATCTCTCTGGAAGTCCTTGTACTTTTCGTAAGTTATTTTTAATCTCGCAACATGCTGGACAAGGTTTTCGAGAAATCAAATCTAAGGAATTGGTAGATACTTTTATCATCTTGGTGTGGCTCCTATAAACTGCCCCACATCTGCAATAACAAATATTTTCTTCATCTCCATCAAAAATACTCCAGTCAATTTTATAGCTCATTACATCTCCTCAAAGTACCGTTGTGCGTTTTTAGGTAATGCACCTATCATATATTCAATATCAACACCATGAGCACCATAAACTATTATAGGCATACATAGTGCAAGTTCATAAATTGTAATATCCTCTTTTGGCTTCCATTCATATTGTTTTGGTATTTCAAAAAAACTACCGGAATCTGTAACTACCCCATCTTTTACTTTTGGTACGCTTGCCATTGTTTTATTCCTCCATGCCTAAACAGCCTTTCCGCCATGTTTATAAGACCGAGTTTTATTGAATTCATGTTTCTTTATAATCTCAGCTTCTAAATCTATTTCATAACCTTCAGCTGCATCAAGCAATCTGATAGCCACATCTGCCAATTCCTCTGCAAAATTTTCTTGGTCGTGATTTCTAAAAGCCTCTAATGCTTCTGAAACCTCTGAATGGATAAGGCATAATGTCTCAGGAATAGGTCTTGTAGTATTCCACCAACCTTTGGAAATCGCATTTTTGTGTATGTCTTTTTGTAATGTTCTAATATCCATTATCGTTTTTATCCTCCACTTTTATTGTCAGGTATAAACTTAAAAATATGTGCTATAATATCGACTGTCCAGCCGTTACCGATACACTTGTATCTATTCGTTTCATTTATTATATCGGTATAGTTGTCAGGGATTGTCTGTAGTCGCTCTGTTTCTAATGGTGTTAATCTTCTTATGTTAGACTTGCTAAACTCTTTTCCATCTTCCAGATAGTACAATCCGCTTTTACCACCAAGTCCACCAGCATTTGCATTAATTGTGCAGGATTTTCCATTTATTGAATAAACTCTATTCCCTTGTGAAAAATTACGTGAATTTTCTTTCCCGTCATTAAGCCATTTTTTCTTACTAATAATGCCACAAACAAATTGCAACCCACTTTTTGAATTATGCTTATTAGTTTCTTTCGGAATATAAGTATAATCCATTTTCAAGTAATACTTCTTTGGCACTACATTTTCAATAATATCTTTAACTAAGATATTATTATCTGTTGGAATTGTCACATTTGGAATGTTTGTCCAGTAATATCTTTCTCTACTTTGTGGGGAAACCAATTTTGAATTAATGCAAATTGGTTTGTGTCCAAAGAACTGGCTAATAATTTTCATATTATTGTTGGTCATGCTCCCTACGTTTTCAAATAAATAATACATTGGCTTAACAACTCTTAATGCCTCTATATATTTAAAAAACAACTTAGATCTCTCCCCTATCAATCCCTTATTCTCTAAATTACAACGCGATAAATCTTGGCATGGGCTACCTCCAATTAAAATATCAATATCGTGATATTCGGTAAATTCAATATCATTTATATCCCCAATATGCGTTGTGTTTGGGTAATTATGCTTAGTAACTTTAATCGCATTTATATCAATTTCGCTTGCAAAATAATTATCGTATTCTATTCCAACTCTGTTAAGTGCTATTTGTCCACAACTTATTCCATCAAACAGGCTAAGTACGTTTATTCCCATTAAATCTTAATCTCCCCCATAACTTTTCGTTGCCATTCAATTGTTTTAGCCAAGCCCTCTTTTAACATAATTTTAGGATTAAATCCAAGCATTTGTTTTGCTTTTGTAATATCTGGAATACGCATTGCAACTTCTGCATATTTCTCGGTAGATTGCGGAGTGTATTTAAAAGAAAATGGTTTATCTGGATTTACCATGTTCCATATAAATTTTGCTAACTCATTTATCGAAATATCTTCACAGGGATTCCCAATATTAAAAACCTCATGGTTGCAATCAGATTCCATTACAGAGACAATACCATCAACGGCATCGTCAGAATACTGGAAGCAACGCCTTTGGCTTCCATCTCCATGTATTGTAATTGGCTCTTGTTTTAATGCCTGTGAAATAAACACACTCTGTGGCCCTGCCGTCCAAGATAGAGCATGGTACTGGCCATAAGAACCGAATAGTCTGATAATATTAAAATTAAAATCTTTAAAAGACGAATAGGTGCCATATAAAAGTTGTTCGCTCCACATCTTTGAAATTGCATAACTCCACCGCATAATATCTGGAGTACCAATAACCGAACCAGAAGTTTCTTTAAATTCAGATTGCTGACCATAAATATCAGAAGAACTTAAATAAATCAACTTGGCTTTTGTTTTTAAGGCAATATCTACGATTATGCTTGTTGATTTTGCGTTTTCAAGCAATACTTTATCAGACCCACCGTATCGCGGTATTTTCTTGCTGGCAAGATGGATAATATAATCAATATCATAATAAAGTTTAGATTCTGCCATCTCTGAAACATCACCAACATAAGTTGCCTTTTGAATATCGTCTGGCAACCATTCTAATTTGCCAACTGCTAAATTATCAATTCCCGAAACTTCATATCCTTTTTCGGTTAATGCTCTGCATAGGTTCTGCCCTAAGAACCCCGCAATCCCTGTTATAAATATTTTTTTCATATTAGTTCCTTTGTCTTATTGCAACATTGATATACCTCTTACTATTGGGTTTGAACTTATTGCACCTCCTATACATTTAGCAATCATCACTAATGTCATAGGCGTAACGAGATCTTTCATACTCTCCGCTTCCACAACAGTTCTTTTTTATATTTTTGGGTTTATCAGTTTCCATCTCTTCATCTAACAGTTTATATTCTTTGAATTTTTTTTCAAATTCATCAACAAGCAAAGTTTGTATTTCGCCAACATCAACAGAAAGTGCTCCTCGTTCTATAGACGACTTAGACGCAAGTTTAGTTACTCTAAAAAAAATTAAAGTAATTGTTTCACACGTTTTTAAGTGTCCAAATACTTCTACAGCATAAGTATAATTACTTTCGGCATATCCTAAAACCACTGGAAATTCTTTTAAATTCAATATTGTTTACCTCCATTATTCGAACAGTTAAATGTTAAGATACACGTACAGTCTATCTCATTACCAATTATTGTGCTTTCTATGCATCTTCATCATCCCATTCAGGTTCACCTATATAAAAAGGTTCTTTTTTATACATGCTTTCCTTTGAAAATAGTAATAAGAAATATATGTATTCTATAATATCCTCTTCACTACTATTGTTATGCGGCTTCTTAATGTCTATTTGTGCTTGTCTCTTCAAAAAGCTTATGTAAAAATCTTTAATATCCTTTTCTGTCATTACGCTTACACCTCTTTTACAATGAAGGCTAAACCATTCTGTATCTTCATTTAAGTTTTTACCTGTTTTTCTGCAATAGCGTAAATCTTGAATATCGCTACCATAATTATCACCTGAAACATCATAATCCTCAACCACGATTTCTTTTTCGGTTAATCCTGTAATTTTTGCTATAACACAATCACCGATTACGATCTCATCGCCTATTGTTAGATCTTCAAGTTTTTTATCCTTATATTTTTCTGCTCGAATCTTATCAATAGCTTTCCTTTCTTCAATTATACTGGCTAAAGGATGTTCCTTTTTAACGACTTCAATTGCTTCAGCTATAGACATTACTTTTTTCATAACTGTATTATTTTTATCCATTCTGTTTGCCTCCTTTAATTATTGTCCTACCTCCCCTATTTTTTTAGCAGGATTACCTGCTACGATTGTATTCGGTGGAACATCTTTTAATACTACTGAACCCATGCCAACAATACTAAATTCTCCTATTGTAACACCTTCTCTAATTGAAGCGTTAGAACCAATATGTACGCCTCTTCCAACAATTACGTTGCCCCCAATGCTTGCGTTATTAGCAACGACAACATATCTTTCAAGCGTAGAGCCATGGCCTACAAAAGAATTGGCATATAAAATACAGTTATCACTAATCAATACATCTGGGCTTAACTGGACAAGTGGAGCCATTACAACACCATATCCTACATTGCAATAACCCCCTGGAATAATCGCTGTTGGATGGATTATATTAATAAATCTTTCTCTTGGTATTCTAAACGACATTGCCTTATCCCAAACAGCTCTCTTGTTTTTCATTGTCATGGCTGTAAAAACAAAATACATATCTTTGTCTTTTAACAGTTCTGGAATTTTTTCAGAGGTTCCTGTTATTTTTTGCTCATGGAATCTGCCTTCGGTTTGCCCAACTGGAATATTATCGTTTAAAACTTCGACCAATTCAAGGTCTGGTAAAAGGTCTATTATTGGTGCTATTATAGTTGAACTACCCCATACAGATACTTTTTTCATTATAATGCCTCCTCAAAATCACACACTGTATCACACCCAAGTCTTACTTTTAAGGCACAACTATTATCTTCTTTTAAGTGTTTGCAAGTCTTATAATTTACACTGGCTGAATCAAACCACGAACATTCCTTCCAGTCTTTATATTTTACATGTTCTAATTCGTCTTGTTTTGTCCATTTATTTCCAGTTTCAATATTTGATTGGGATTCGATTTCTGCTAACATTCGTTTTGCCATATCAATATTATGTCTAATGCCATAATCTAAGTGCCAACACTTATCACATACGTCAACAGTAGTTTTAAATGTTTCTCCGCCACACCATTTACATTTTAATGTTTGCATATCTAAATCTCAAAACCTCCTTCTATTTTATAATACCATTCCTCAAAAATATCCCATAAAAACGAAAGGTGCCCATTTGGCTCAACATCTATGTTTTTATCATCAGGAACAGTAAACCAAGATGGGCCAAACTGTCGTGAAAACTCAAAAAGATATGTCGTGTGCTCAAGGCAAATATAATTTCTATAGTCAGCAAAGTCACAAATAAACCCATCTTTAATTTTAACACAACTCATAAATCCTCCAAATACAGTATAGACTATTTCCGTTAGTGGACTTAGCCTTGCTATGCAATTCTATATCCTTTATAGCCACATAAAGGACAATGAATATTTTTCTGGGCAGGATAACTTGTAAGCGTTACCATAGGATTAGAATCCCAAAGCTCTTCATCGCATTCTGGGCATGCAATCCCATTTGGATGCGGCTCTGTTGCGAATATAACCATTTTTCTTTGTTCCGCGTTGAAATCCTCTAAAGATTTCAT